CGCGTTAGCTGAGCGACATTAGCGTTTGGACGGGCTCTTTCTTACGCAGAAGAAGCGCAAAAGAAGTGCAATAGAAGCGCGAAAGAAGCGGGAAAGACCAGCCGCAGCGGCAATGTGATATATAGAAGGCCTAACCACTACCGATGCGGTGCAACGTGCAGCAAAAACAGCTTTCGATCGACCAGGCCCTGATGCAGGCCGGTGAACATTTCAAGGCAGGCCGCCTGCCCGAGGCGGAAAAGATTTATCGCGCCATCCTCCAGACGCAGCCGGCCCACGCGCTGGCCAACCACAATCTGGGCTTGATCGCGCATCGCGTCGGGCGCAACGACGTTGCGGTAGAGCTGTTCACCAAGGCCGTGCAGGGCAACCCGGCGATGTCGGCGTTTCACGTCAATCTCGGGCAGGCCTTGCGTGCGCTGGGCCGCTCGGACGAGGCGAGTGCCGCGTACCGGCGCGCGATCGAACTCAATCCGAACGATGCTTATGCGCATTCGAATCTGGGGCACCTGCTGCTTGCGCAGCACCGCCCGCAAGACGCGGCGCCGTCACTGTTGCGCGGCATCCAGTTGAAGCCCGACAATGCCGAGGCGCGCCTTGCCTATGCGCAGATCCTCTTGGCCGAGGGCAGGCGGGACGACGCGCTGGCGCAAGTCGATGCGGCGGCGAAGTTTGCCCACCATCCCCATTTCAACATGGCGACGCTGGGCAAGATTTACGCCCGCGCCGGCGTGGTCGACAAGGCGCGGCAATTCCTCGCACTGGCATTGAAGCGCGACCCGGCCGACGCCGAAGGTTGTGCGCTGGTGCTGGCCGCGCTGGGCGGCACGGACATCCCCGAACGCGCGCCCGACGCCTATCTGCAGAAGCTCTACACCGAGCGCGCCGCGCATTGGGACCACGACGTCGAAGCCCATCACAACTACCGCGGCATGCTGCTGGTCGAAGCGGCGCTGCGCCGCCTGGCGCCGGCCGGGCTGCGCATCCTCGATGCAGGATGCGGCACGGGCCTCGTGGGACGGCGCATCCGCGACATGGCGGCCGAATTGCACGGTGTCGATATTTCCGAGCCGATGCTGCTGCAGGCACAGGCAAGCGGCGCCTACAACCGGCTGTTCGGCGGCGACATGATCGAATTCATGCGCATGAATCCGGCCAGCTACGATGCGATCACGTCGGCCGCAACGCTGATCCATTTCGGCGATCTCTCGGGCATATTCCAGGCAGCGGCCGCTGCGCTCAAGCCGGGCGGACTGTTCGTCTTCACGGTGTTTCCCGACCCGGACCCGGAGCGTTTTTCGGTCGGCAGCCTGGACGGCTTCGCCGAGGGCGGCTGCTATTTCCACGGCAGGAACTATGTCGCGCGCACTGCCGCAGCGCAGGGCTTCGAGATCGTGCAGATCGATGAGGGCGTGCACGAATACACCAACGGGAAACCGGTTCCGGAAATGATCGTGTCGTTGCGGCGCGCCGCTTGAGTTACGCCGCGCCGCAGCGCTTGACGCCGCTCAACCGGGCGCCGCATCGTACTGCCGCAAGTCGTCGCCCTCGATGATGGCGATGATGGCGGCGGCATAGTTGGGATCGGTCGCATAGCCGGCGGCCTGGATCGCGTGCGCGAAGGCGACGCTGTCGCCGGTGTGCTGGTACGCCGGTGCGTAGCGCGGGTTGATCCTGGGATCGAGGAACGCGGCGTGATCCTCGAAGCCTTCGGTCAGGCTGGCGTATTTGCGAAACGGCGCCATGATGCTGACGTAGTGCCCCTGCAGGAATTCAAGCGTCGGCCACATCTGCGATGGCCCATGCCAATCGCCGATGGCCTTGATGCCGAAGAAGTTGAAGTCTTGCTGCGACAATCCCGAGCCGTCCCATGCGCTTTCCACCGCCGCCTGCGCGATCGTGAAGCCGGCCGGGATGCCGCTTGCCCTTTGCGTTGCCTGCGCGGCTGATGCCACGTAGGCGATGAATTCCGCCGGCGTCTTTTTGGGTGCGCTGTCGGGTAGGCTCATGCGGCCTCCTCATCGGGCGAAAACACGAAATCGGCGCGCTGCCACATCTGCATCTGCCACGTCGGCCCATCGAGGCAATGGATGCCGTGGTCCACGCCGGTGTGGTGGCGCTTGCACAGCACGACGTTGGCGTTCCATTCGCTGTCGATGAAGGTTTCCGGGTGCGCCGGGTCGAATTGGCCCCAGTCGAAATCGGGTACGCGTGCTTTGACCTTGACCCAATCGACGCCGTTGCTGTCGCACCATTCGACGTGGGCGTGATGCAGTTCGAGTGGATGGTCGCGGTCGCAGTGCGCGTTGTCGACCATGCACTTGGCGTGCGGGTTGTGGGTGATGAGTTTCCTTCGTGTGCGCTCGAAAACCGGCGTGTTGGCACGCTCGGGATGGTCGGGGATGTAGACGGCGACGGTCAGCGTGCGCCGCTGCAGGTGTTCGCTTTGGGGTAGGTTATTGGGTAGGTTCATAGTTTGTCGGCCTTTCTGTCGAGCAGGTCGAAGAAGCGCTCGATGTTGTGCTCCAGCCGTTCGACCGATTTGCCGATCTGGGCCACGGCGTCCTTGATGTCGTCTTTCTTGGCGTAGCCTTCCACCACCGAGAGCTTGAAGGCCACCAGTTCGTCCTGCGTGCGGGCCGCCTTGGCGGCGAGCACGCGGAAGTTCCACCACAGCACCCCGGCGAGCGCTGTGACGAGCAGCTCGAAGGCGAGCCGCATCAGTTCATAATCCATGTGCGCCTTTCGTCAGTTGCCGCTGGCGTTGAAGGTGGCCGACAGTGACGTGAAGCCGCCCATCTGCGCGCCTGTACTGTCGGTGACGAGGCAGCCCGGCGACCCCGATACGCTGGTGTTGGTGCCCGTGCAGTGCAGCGAGATCCCCGCGAAGGTGGAAGAAGTGTTGAGCAGCGTCGAGCCGCCCGCGAGGCTGAAGCTCGAGGGAACCGTGAATTGGTAGAAGTACGGCGCGACACCGCCCGAGACATTGCAGAACACGTCGAAGTTGACCGTGGTGCCGTTGATGAAGTAATAGCCTTCGGCCAGATTGTCGCTGGAGACGGTGACCGATAGCGGCGCCGGTGCAGGTGTGGGTGTGGGCGTCGGCGTCGGCGTCGGCGTCGGTGTTGGTGTTGGTGTGGGCGTTGGCGTCGGCGTCGGTGTTGGTGTGGGAGTCGGTGTTGGTGTTGGTGTGGGCGTGGGAGTCGGCGTCGGCGCGCCGGCCAGCATCAGTGCCGTCAGATTTGCGGGGACCGTCATCACGCCACCTTCGGTATCGCTGTCAGCACGATCTTGCCGGCCGAGCTCACGTAGTAGGAAAACACGTCGGTGCCGTTGGCGCCGGCCGCCAATTGCGGCTTGGTGCCGTTGGCGCCGATGTAAAGATTGCCGTAGGAGTTGATGGCGTTGCCGCCGCCGGAATTCTGATTGAATTCGATGACGCCCGATTGGCCCGGCACGACGTTGGTCGGGTTGGCCAGGCTGAAGCTGGCAGTCGTCGCCAGCGTGAAGTTATTGCCTGCCGCGAAATTCGGCGTGACAGTGGTGCCGAAGACCAGCGGGACCGGGGTGCCGGATTGCGCTGCCGTCCAGGCCTGCGTTGCGTTCAACTTGGCAAACGACTGCGAAGCCAGTTGCGGCAGCGTCGAATTGATGAACGGCGCGCCGCTGTATTGCGCGATGTTGCCCGCAGCAATGCCGCTCTGGCCGTAGGCCACGGTGACGACCCACAAACCGACGAAACCGGCGTCGGGCGTGGGCGTGACCTGCACACCGGTTGCCGCCGCCGCGCCCGCCTTCACCTGCAACAGGCAGATGCCCTGGCGCTGTGTGGGCAGCGCCGCGCCGGAATTGGCTTGTCCGTTGTAGGGCTGGCTCGGATTGGCCGAGTTGTAGAACGGTAGCACGACGTTGGCGGCATCGACTTCCTGGAATTGCGCCTCGATCAGGTAGTTGATGGAGAAGCCCGCCGTGGTCGGCGCGGGGCACGACAGATTGCTGGTGCCCAGCACCATGCCCTGCTTCAGGATCTGGTCGGTGGTGTCGGCCGCCAGCACGCCATAGGCGGTAGCATCGACCGCGCCCATGCCATAGATTTCGCCCTGGCCGACGTTGACCGTCAGCGTGTTGGGCGAGGTCGGCGTGCAGGCGAAGCCGTTGACGACGGTGGAGGTGCCAAGGATCGCCGCGGCGAGCTTGGACAGCGCGATCATGGCGTAGCGGAACCCGGAGAGGATGTCGGTGCTGCGTACCTGTTCGCTGGTGTAGATGATGGGGCGGTGCATGGTTCCTCGGAAATGAAAAAGGCCGCGCGATAGCGGCCTGGATTGGTGGGTGTGGGCTGGTTTGCAGTCGGCGATACGGTGTGCTCTTTGCTGCGTGCGGTGCCGTTCTCTGATGCGCTTGAAGTGTTCGGTACGTCACGGCATATCAAAAGGGGGCATGTCTTGCTATGTCGCACCAAGGCGCCTCACACATATCAAGGCGTAACGGGGTCATTGGCGATGCGTAGCCACACGGTGGTGCCGAGCGCGCGCGTCGATTCGACGGCGGCATAGATCGCCGTATCGCCGACCGATTCGGCCTGCGCGTCGGAATAGTAGCCGCCGACATCGAGCCATTCGCGCACGGTGTCGTATTCGCCGAGCGAGGTATCGCCCACGGCGGGGCGGTAGGCCGTGACGAAGCATTGATACGGCAGCGGATCACCCCAGCCGCCCCAGGCATCGAAGAACGCAGCGCCGTCATAACAGCCGGAGTCGTTCGCGTTGCCGGGCTCGAAGATCGTCGGCACGCGGCCGGTCAACAGCATCAACACGTCGGCCATGTCGCGCCGCGTCGGCCCTTTCACGAACAGGTTGGCCAGGATGCGGTTGCGGAAACTGGCATCGCCCTCCTGCGTCAAGCGCGGCACGGTGGGGCCGAAGTAGTCGTTGGAGACGACGTCGAGAAAGCCATCCACCGCGCTTCGGATGCGCATCTGCTGCCTGGCATACATCAACAACGCGTAGAGCTGCGCCAGCGCAAACGCCGCGCCTTGCAGCGTGGCGTCGAAGTTGGGCGAACTCTTGAACCACGAACGCGGGATCAACGCCTTCAGGCGGGCGAAGAAATCGGCCTGGGTACCGATTGCCGGGGCTACGGGGAGTTGCGCGCTGTCGTCCCAGGTAGAGGTGGTGTTGTCGTAGCGGGATTGGTTGTCGTCGTAGTTGAGTGGCATGGGTTTTCCTTACGGAATCGTGGCTATTGCGGGTGTCACAAAATTCGCTTAGAAACTTGGTGCAAGGTGAGGGTTGATATAGCCATTGGTGACGATTTCTGCCACAAATGACGATCCATTTGCGATCGAGTAATAAATCTGACTGGATGTATTGGTGGTGGTGATAAATTGCCCGTCAATGGTCTGGTTTGAGACCTGTGTCTGCAAATAGCTGTCAAAGACAGTTCCCGCTATACCGCCAGCAGTTGCGGGAAAAATCTTGAATTGCGCGTTCTGGTTGGCCGCTGAGAATTGCAAGACTCCGAATGGATGAACCACGAAGCCAGGAGGCGTCGACAACGTGACCGCTACCTCGGATGTCGCGGCTGTGGTATTCAAATCTGCGACGAAGGAAGTAAAAATCACCCGCTGCCCATACTGCGTAAAGCCAATGACTTGCGAACTGGAGTTCGTCTTGATACTACCGATGTAACGCGCATAAGTCGCACCGGAAGGCTTGTTCGCGGCAGTTGCCGACGTGTCGAAATAGACATCGAACCCGCCGTTGACGATGATCGCAAACACGTGGTACCACGTGCTCGCGGCCACCGCCGTACCGAACATTCCGCAGTTTCCGGTACCGGAGACAAAGGCATTGCTGCTACCGGTGCAGCTTGATCCACTGATCTGCTTGGTCAACGCCGTTCCATTGATCATCACGGCGTTCGTGCTATCGGAGGCGAAGCCCGCGGCCACGTCAATCACGGTGTTAGGTGACGTGCCATCGTTCGAAAGCGTAAAGCCGCTAATGAATCCAGCGGCGACGGGAGACGCCACCGCCCACGTTCCATCGCCGCGCAAGAAGGTCAACGATGACGGCGTGCCGGTTACGGCACCGGGGAGCGAGGTTGAACTGCTGATGATCGTGCCGGACGTCGGCAAGGTGACATTAGTCGTCGCACTCTCGTTGAGCGTCGTATTGAAGGCCCCGCTCGTCGTCAGGTTACCGCCAAGCGTAATCGTCTTACCACCATTATTGACCCCAGTCCCCCCACTAACCCCACCCAACACCCCGGTAACCCCCGTCGACAACGGCAAACCGGTCGCATTACTCAGCGTCGCACTCGACGGCGTACCAAGCGCGTTCCCGGGCAGGTAGTAATCCGTCCCGGAGACGGCAATCGACAAGCCACCCGTCCCCGTGGTCGACTTCAGCAATCCCGTCCCCAACGACGCCGTTCCCGCGCTGTAATCCGTCCCCGGCACCCCGATCGACAACGCGCCCGACACCGTGGTCGATTTCAGCATCCCGGTGGCAAGCGAGGCCGTGCCGACGCTGTAATCCGCCCCCGGCACGGTCGAGAGCACATTGCCGTTGATGCCTTGCAGGATGCCGCTCTGCGTGGTCGATAGCGTGATCGCCGGCGCGGTCGTGGCGTTGCTTACCGTCCCGGAAAAGCCGTTGGCGGTTGCCACCGTCGGTGCGGGCACAGGCGCCGTGCTGACCCAGCTCGTGCCGTTCGATGTCAGCACATTGCCTGCCGCACCGGGGCCGCCCATGCCGGTGCAGCCTGAAGCGACGGCGCAGGTCCAGACGTGGTTGACCGGATCGAGGCGGCCCAGCACGACCCAGGCGGCGCCGTCGTATTCGCTCAGCGCGTAGGGCGTCGCGCCGGTGTTGAGCCACAACTGCCCCGCCAGCGGCAACAGCGGCGCGGTCGGGCCGGCGTTTTGTCCGATCAGCGCGTTGATGTCGTTGTAGGCCGCGAGAAAATTGCTGCGCAGCGGTGCCGATTGCACCAGAGCGTCTTCAGGCGGATAGGCCGGGTTGATCGACGAGCCCGCGCCGTAGGCAAAGGGCGCCAGCACAAACAGGATGGCAAGGAATAGGCGTTTCATGTGACCTCTGCTCTTGGTGGTAATTAATTGACGGTGACGGTGCCGGGGATGATGACTTGCTGATTGGTGACGTTGAGATCGCTCGTGGCGCCGTTCAACAGCATGCCGGTGACTTCCTGCACACCGGGCACGCCGTAGGCGACGGCGTAAAGCTGCGACCAGTACAGCGGCTGGCCCAGCGCAATGGCTGCAACGAAGTCTTCGATCGCGTTCTGGATCGCCGGCACGATCTGCGCGTGCGTGTAGCCGGTTGCTGCAATGGCCGTCAGCGCCACCGCTGCCGTCACCTGCGTGGCGGCGAACACGCCAAACGTCACGGAGAGCGGCCGGATCGCATCGATGGCAGCGTACGCCGCGGCGATGTCGCCCGAGGTGCCGGGATTGATCACCACGTAGAAATAGCCCGGCTGCGCGCCGCCGCCATAGGCCAGGTTCTCGGTCAGGCTGTATTGCAGGCCGAGCTGCAGGTTGGCAACGGCCGACGCAACCGCCGCCTTGGTGCCTTCCTTCAGGCCAGAGATGTAAAGCTGGAAGCGCGTCTTCAACGCCGCATCGCTTTCGGCATTGACGCCACTGGCGAAGGGCGCGCCATTGTTGACGGTGTCGACGCCGGGAATCGCCGCCGACAGCACCGTGATGGTGTCGGCATTGACGTTGCCCTGCACGCCGGCGTTCACCGCCTGCACCGTGGCCGTGATCGATGCCGTGCCGGCCGGCACGATGTAGGTGTCGGTCGAGGCATTGAAGGCCGCTCGCGTGGTGTCCGCAATGACCAGGAATTGCTGCGTGCCGTCAGACGTGGAGAGCTGGGTGCCCACAGGGATGTAAGCCGTACTGCTGCTGGAGAAGCGCGCGAACGTGACCTCGCCGGTGGCGGGGATCGCCGCCTCGCGGATCAGGCCGAAGTCGCCCACGAAGGAATCGACGTCGGCGCCCGATGCGGTGGACAGCCGCGTCGCGGTAAGAAATTGCAGCACCAGCGATTGCAGCCACATCGCCACGCCGGCCACGGCTTGCACGCGCGCAAGTTCGAGCGAACCGACCAGGAAAGTCAGCGCCGTGGAACAAGCCGCCTGTATCGCCGCGACCTGCTGCTGCACCAGGGAAGTGAAGGATTGGGTATTGAGCGCCATGGAGGTCCTGAATGATTGGATGTCTTGGAGGGTGTTGTGAGATTGGCGTCAGGCGTCGCAACAGCGCTGCGGCAATTTCTCGACAACCTCTTATTGCGTCGATGGAATGGTGAGCGTGACCGCCTGCCCCGTCGGCGCATAGGTATAAAGAATCTGCACCGCCACCAGCCCCGATGCATCGTTCTGGAATGCGATCTGCGCGCCGGGCTGCTTCAAGATGTCGGGCTGCCTGGCCACGACCGAGCGGATGGCCGCCTTGATCTCGCTGAACTTGTCGTTCGACAGCGCGCGGCCGATGTAGCGTCCCAGACCCGCGCCATAGCTCGGCTGGAACAGGTAATCGCCCGGCGGCGTCAGCAATTCGCGCACGATGCGCTGGTTGATCTCGTCGACGGCGGTGACGCTGGCGTCGTCGCCTGCGGCGGTGAACTGGGTGTCCAGTCCCCACCAGTGGAATTCGGATGGCATGTTTGATCCTTGGGGTGTCTTGAAATGTGTGGGCGGGCTTGCAGTCTCTTCGATGCGCTGGCCGGACTCCCCTCGCCCGCGGGCGGGAGAGGGGTTGGGGCGGGCGGCGATCCGATGAGGGAGGTTATGATCTGGCTACGTTTATAAAGACTGAAGCAAGGTCGGAAAAGCGCAGCGCCTTCGAACGTGTGTGACGGCGCGCGCACTGCATGCGTCGGAAGACGCTGCGCTTTTCCGACCTACATATCTGTGGTTGTGAGGCGCGAATCATATTCGCGTCGTCGGCCAGACTTCCTCTCCCGTGTGCGGGAGAGGGGTGGGGCGGGCGGCGATCCGATGAGGGAAGTTATGCTTTGACTACACTCGAAACAAAAGCCGTTTTCCAGCAATCGACAAAAAGGACTTGGGAAGTGAGTCATATCACCACCTCCCTCATCCCCTCCCCTCTCCCGCCTGCGGGCGAGGGGCGACCGGCCGGCTGCACTAGAGCTCATTCCATACATAGGGGCGTGTGCAAACGCGCTATTTGGGATGGGGCGCCAGGCGTGTCGCGCCGCACAGGGTGGGTCCCTGTGCAAGCGGCACAACAACGCGCACCGCCCAAATAGCGCGTTCCCTCCGGGTTTTCACGGGGACGCCGAGTCCAGGAAAGGCGCTGGCCGCGTTCGCTCGGGGACGCCTAGTCCTTGCTCGTGGCCCCGCCACGAGACGCGTCGCACGCCTTGCCAGCGCCTTTCCTGGTGAAAATGCATCAGGCCCCTATTTATGGAATGAGCTCTAATACTTTGGCCTGTGATTTTTGGACGGCAAAACTTCCCTCTGCTTCGATCAAGAAATGACAAACCGCGCGCAACGCCCCCTAATCCGGCGCCGAAGAAATCGTCCCACTCACCGTATGCGTATGGTTATGCCCGCTCTTGCCGTTAGCCACGACATCCGACGAACTCGAAATCGTGCCCGTCGCCGCAATCGTGCCGCTGTTGCTCTGGTTGCCCTGTACCGTCAGGTTTTGCGACACGGTCAGGTTGCCTTCCACATACGCATTGGGCGCCGTCAGCGTGATCGAGGTCGGCGCGCCCACCGTCAGCGTGCCGTCGTTGTTGAGCCTGACATACGCACCCTGGCTGTCGACGATCGCCGCCTGGCCCGACTGCACCGTAGGCGGCAGCGCGGCATTGCTGAAGGTGCGCCCACCGGCCAGCGCCGCCTGCAGATTGCCGTCGACAAAATGCACCAGCACCTGGTCGCCCGCCTCAGGGCCGAACACCGCGCCGAAGTTGTTGCCCACCCACGGCGAGGTCAGCGGGATGAAGCCGGTCTGCGTACCTTCGGGCTGGATCTGCACCTTCACCGTATAGTCTGCCGGGTTGAACGAGGTCACCGTGCCGTAGCGCGCGATGAACACGCCCGACATGAATTCAGACACCACGCGCTTGATGTGATTGATCATGAAAGCTTCACCTCCACCGTATCCGGCGCCGTGCGCGCGCTGATGCTCATGCTGTAGCCGCGCCGGTCGAACGAGCGCGAGATGCGCGCGATGCCGTACGTCGCATCGAAATCCGTGCCCGTGCCTTCGACCGTCACCGGCGTCCACGGAAACGTCGCCAGGTCGCCCGGCACTGTCGCCTCCAATTTGTATTCATGCTGGCCGATCTGCTGCAACAACGATTCGGCCTTTTGCTGCACCTGCTGTTGCGTCATGCCGGGAAACACGTAGTCGTACTCCTGCGCCGTCTGCACCGTCTTCATGCTTTGCTCGATATTCTTTTGCGTGCGCGCGCTCTTGGCCGTGTAGGCGTAAGCCGCGTTCTGCGCGCCGTGAAAGCTGCGCACGCGCACCGTCACGTCGCCCGAAATCGTCATGTCGTGCGAAAAATCGAGCCGTTCCGCATTGATCGCAGGCGCAGCGTTGCTCGCGCCCGGCGGTTGATACACGATGCGGTAAGGCGAATCCGAAACCGATGTGCCGAAGTCGCCGAAATACAGCTCGCGCCCCAGCACGAAGCATTGCAAGCCCTCGTGCTGCGCCAGGTAGGTCATCAGCTTCCACATCGAAGTCGAATTCTGGATCTGCACGTTATCCTGCTTGAGATAATTCCCGATCCAGCCGGTCGTGGCCGTAATGTTCTGCTGCAGCACCGGAAACGTCGACGCCAGCTGCGCGATCACCTCCGACGAGGTCATGTTCTGGTACGTGCCGTTGATCTTGTTGTCGATGAACAGCGACGTCAAGTCGCGCCCCGAGAGCGACACCAGCGACGTCGCCGGATCGAGCTTGAACTCGTCCATGCGCGCCGTCATCATCAGCGTCAGATCGGCCGTGGTGCAATTCGCAGGGTCAGCGGGAAAGCCGACGTATACGTCCACAATGATCTCGGTCTGCTGCGTCCAGAACGGCCATTGGGCAAACGGCACCGGCATCTTCAGCGACAGCGAACCGGCCTCGTAGATGCCGTTGTGCTGCATCTCGAACGACAGCCACGGAATCGCCGTGCCGCCCACCATGAGAATCGCGCGCGGCGTGCGCGCCTGCCCGGCCTGGATGATCTGATTTACGCTCATGAAGGTATCGTCAATGTGTTGAAGCCGGTCGTCATCGGATCGATCAAGCCGCTGGCCTGCGCGATGTCGCTCCAGCGCGTCGCGTCGCCATAGGCCGTCGCGGCGACGCTGTAGAGATTGCCGCCGCCCGTGGTCACCTGCTTGTTGCCGCCGGGGTCGGTCACCAGCGCAAGGTTGGCCGAGAGCCGCGCGGCAACCGATCCGATCTGCGTCAATGTGGACAATTGCACCGCCGCCGCCGATTGTGCCGCCATCGCCGTGGCCTGCTGCGCCACCGATTGCAGCGGATTGAGCCCGCCGATCGAGGGAATCGATGCCACCGCCGATTCGGCGCCGGCGACAAGACCTGACACCGTGCCCTGCACCGACGCCAAAGCCGACGATGCCGACGCGATGGCGCCGTTCAAGGCGCTCGTCACGGTGCTGCTCAAGGTGGCCGACAACGCGCTGGCAATCGCGCTCGTCGCCGAGCCGACAACTCCCGAGGCACCGGAAGACGCCGCAGCGCCGCCGCCTGAGCCGGCAAGCGACACCAAGCCATTGGCAATCGGCTTGGCCGCGCCCACCACCGACGACAGCGCCAACGCCGCCGCCGACACCGCCGTCGATAGCGCAGGTATCCCCACCGCCGTCGCCAGCGTGCCCAGCGTCGCCGCGTCCTGATTGATCGCGTCCGCCGGAGAAGAACCGGCGACCGATGTGACGTCCTGCGTCTGGTCCTGCACCACTTCGCAGGTGATCTGGAACGGCACCTTGTACGGCTTCTCATAGTCGGCGGAAAACTTCGACACCACCACGAGATAGCTGAACTCGCCCCAGGTCAGCGTGCAAGGCAGGCCGCTGCGGCGCACGTAATCGAGGAAGCGCGCGCGCCCGGTGGCCGTGCTGTTGTCCGGCAGATCGCCCGTCGCATCGGCAGAACCCAGAAACCAGCCCGACCACGACAACGCCGCATCGTCCGGCCCCATTGCATCGACCACGCGCAAGCCGCCCACCAGCTTGTGCGTGGTCAGCATCTGCTCGCCGCCGATGGCGATCTTCTCCGGCACTTCGGCGCCGGCGAAGACGAAGTCGCCCTGCGCCGTCGTCAAGGTGAGTGTGACTGGATTACTCATTACGGGATACCCATGTTGCCCATGCCGGGGCGCAAGGCCGAGGCACCGGAATTGAAGTCGGTCGTGCCGGTCGAGAAGTTCGGCACGAAATGCGAAGCGATCTCTTTGCCATCGAGATAATTGTTCACCACCACGTTCACCGGCGACTGCCCGGGCGCTTCGTGCGCTCCCGCGTCCTGCTGCGGCGCGCTGGCGCGGCTCGGTAGCGGCGCATATTGCTGCGCACGGCCGGCCTGGGCCGCGGCGGCTTGCGCCTTGGCGCCCGCGGCGATATGTTGTCCGCCCTGCGCCATCGCCTTCTTCGCTTTCTCCTGGATTTCCAGCGCTTCCTTCGCGTCCGAATTGCCGAAGAACGCCAGCACGTGGGTCAAGAGGCCGCCCAGCCAGTCGCTGAACTTGGTGCCTTGCAGATAGGTGTCGTAGAGCCACGTGCCGAGCTGCCAGCCGGCAAACGCGGCGGCGGCCACCAGGCTGGTCCTGCCCAGCAGGCCCAACGCCCCGCTGGCGCCGCCCACGTTGGCGATCACGGCACGGCTGACGCTTGCAAGACCTGACACAACCGTCTTGCCCATCGACGCCAGCCCCGAGCCAACGCTGCCGATCCCCGAGGCAAGGCGCGAAAGCCCCCCCGCACCGCCCGCGCCGGTAAATTCCAGCGCAGCGCTGATCGCGCGCAATCCCGTCGCAGCGGTGTTGATCGTACCGCCCAGGATCAGGGCCGCACCAAGGCCGGCGAAGGCAAAGGTCAGCACCTTCACCGTGCCGGTGTGCTCGTGCATCCAGCCGGCCAGATCCTTGAGCATCGGATTGATCGTGCGCAAGCCGTCGACCATCATGGGCAGCACGGCGTTGCCGGTCTCGATCATCACGTCTTGCAGGTTCGCCTGCAAATCCTTGAACTGCGCGCTCGAGCTGTCCCTGGCCGCATCGGCGCTTTTGCCTAACGTCGACGCCTTGTCCAGGTTGCTCGCGCTCGCATGGATCGCCGATTTGTCGCCGTCGATGGCGGTGAACAGCGCGCCGCCCTTGTCGCCGAATAGCCGGGTGTTTTGCACGGCGCGTGCGCCGGCATCCAGGTGTTGCTTGTCATACATCGGCGCGATGTATTTTTCGTAGAACGCCGTAGGCGAGGCATTGAAGGCCGCCAGATCCTTGAGCGGATTGCCGTCGCCGCCGACGGAATCGACCCCGCCCTTCTTGTTCCACTTGATCTTCTTCGCATCCCACACGCCGGCGTCGGCCAGCATGTGCGCCGTGTCGGCCGATACGCCCGACGTGGAAGTCAGGTGCGACAGCGCACCGGCGATGCCGTCGCCGATCGCACCGCCGCTCATGTGATTCAACAACGGCTGGATTTCGCCCATCAGCGCCTTGTCGCTCAGGTTCGCCGTGGCGGCGCCGCCCGAGGCCAGCACATCGTTCAACTGCGACCACTTGAGCGTGCCGCCCGAAGCCTGCATCGCCTTCCAGCCGGTGTCGGCGATGTCGTTGAAGCTCTTGGCGTCCTTCATGCCCCCGCGCGCCTTGATGAAGCGCAGCATGTCCGCATCCTGGCTCTGGATGTTCTCACGCGTTTCATCGTCGTAGGTCGACGTGGCCAGATGCAGCTTGGCGATCGTCGGCGCGGCCATCTTCGCCTGCGCCAAGGCCTCCCCGTCGGTCGCACCGGCCGCGCGGAACACGCCGACCGCCTGCGTCATGGCCTGCATGTTGTCGGTGTAGGAAGACCCCATCACGTTCATGCTGCGCGCAAACTTCTCGGCCTCTTCATTGGCCGCGCCGCCAAGGCCCATCAGCTTGAACTTGGCAAAGGCCTGCTCGAACTTGTCGGCTTCGTCGAGCGGCCCCTTCAAGGCTTCCATCATCGTCTTGCCGGCGTCGATGACCTTGCGCCCGGCCTCGGTCTTTTCTCCGATCCCCGCCAAGTGCCCTGCCAGCGAATGGGGTTCGTCTTCACCCTTCTCCGCTGCCGCCGCGCCGCCTTTGCCGCGCTTGCCGATCTTCTCCAGCTTCTTCGCCAGAGACTCCGCCTTTTTCTCCATCTGGCTCATGCTGCGCGATACCGATTCCAAACCGGCTGTGGTATTCTTGCCGATACCGCCCAGGCTCTTGGTCAAGGCTTTTGCCTTGTCGTCGAGACGGCTGAAATCGCGCAACAGGGTCTGCAGCACGCCACTGACCTCGTTTTTGAGAGCGATCGTGATCGCCACTTTGTAAGCTTCGTTCGACATAAGAATTCAGGGAGGGGAAAAATGAGAAGAAAGGGATCGCAAGACACGGAAACCAGGTGGCTGCGGGACTACTCCGGCGTGGCCGCATCCTGGGCCGCCAAGCGCGCCGAATATCAGGGCAGGCCGATGTCGCTGCTCGACAAGATCGACATGTTTTTCTCCACCATGACCATGTTGATCATGTCGTTGATCACGGTCGTGGTGTCGCTGGCAGTGGCAGCCGCCGCCTTTATCTTTATCTGCTTCCTCATCTACGAGTTGTTCAAGTAGTTCGTTGCCTGAGGCCGGGCGAAAGGGTTCGCCTGGGCGAGCAGCACTGCGAAGCCGGGGAACGCAGCGAGTGTGCGGCGCCGGCGCGCCAACTAGCGCCCCGCAATGCCCTTCGCCGCAGCCTCGCCGAGCAGCGCCTCGATCCTGTCGCGATTGGCCGTCAGCGCCGCACCCAGCACGGCATGCGGCGCCATGCGGTGCGTGCCGAATTCCATCTCGGCGACCCGGTCGGAAGTCGAGCCGATCGAAGCATGCAAGCCATCAACCGTATAACCCACACTACGGCGCAGATCGGCCGATGCGTGCTGTCCGGCTTTCCCGGCCGATGCAGCCGATGTGCTCGACGCGACCGCCGCCGGCCCCGCCTGCTCCGCCACATGCACATCGGCAGCGCCGCCCGACGGCGCGAGCGCCCCGGCCTGCACCTGCCCCAGTTCATCCTTCAAACCAGTCGCAATCGCGCGGGCACAATCGCGCAAGCCCTTGGCCAGCGCGGCATCTTCCGCTTCGGCCGCGTTGGCCAGGCGGTACATCAGCGCATGCAAGGTGATCTCCGCCATCGTCAACGCTCCACCCAGCTCATGCTGTCCCAGTTGAATGTAGCGCCCTCCAGTTCCAGCAGCACCACCGCCAGCGCGTGGCTCTCCGACGCCGTCAACCAGGTGGCGCCGGGAAAGGCAATATGAAAAGGAACCCCGCCCTTGAGCAGCACCGCAGCCTGCCGGAAGCCGGGGTTCCGTCCTAGTTTTTTACGTCTTCCCGATGCGCTTCGGCATTGTGCGCACTGCTCATGTGGTTCAGCACCGCGCTGCATCCTTCCCGCCCGACACGCGCGATCAAGCCCTCGATCTGCAGATAGGTCGTCGGAAACGGCACCGCATCGCCATCGACGGCAATCACGGCGATGGCCGGAAAGACATAGGCATACATATAGCCGACGTTGGTCGAGGCCTCGCCGCACAGCTTGGTGATGCGCGACTCCTGCAAAAAGTCAGGCTGCCTGACCGTCAGCTTGCGGCCACGGGCATCATTGACGACGGCGGAACCGTCGGAATTGGCTTGGGTAAGTTCGGACATGGATTGCTCTTTCTATCGATGACGCTCAGGAAAAAGATTGCGCGGCAGGCCGGTGAGCGGCCGGCTTTTTGATGATCGATCTAGCCGCGCGAAGGAGGATGTGGAATGGAAAAAGGAGATGCCGCATCCCTCCCATAGAAAGGAGGGCGAACTGCAGTCGCGCCTCATGTATCTAACCAGCATCACCGGCTGGACTCCCCTCGCCCGCAGGCGGGAGAGGGGCGACCGCGAGCCATATGAACTACGACAACTTAACCCTCGTAGCCGCCCCAAACGACACTTTCAAAATCACATTCTTCTCCGCCTCATAATCCCCTGCATCGTCGTAGTACAGAACTACGCCCTGATACTGGTAGACCGAGACCGAGCCATCGACCTCCGACACCGTCTGCTGGATCGTCCCCGCAGGCTGCGATTGCCCTGCGTAGTAAGCGGCCTCGTAAGCCACGAAGTAATCGTCCAGCGAAGAGTCCGCGCGCGACACGTCGAACGACCCCTCCCAGCCGTTCTCCTGGAAATTCAGGTGGATCGGCAAGCCGTTCAAGGGCTTCACCGTCAGCTTCTGGTTGAGCTTCTTGGACTTGAAATTGAGCAGCGTCGGCAGCGTCAGCGGCCCGCTGGCAGTGTGGACATCGAATCGCGCGTCTGCGCCGATATTCAAACCGGATTGCGGCATGTTTTATGCTCCTGGAATGTTATTGAACCGGATTGACCGTGACGGTCTGGCCGCCTTGAATGTTCACGAGGAAATACCTCACGATGGAAAGATAAGTCACCTTCACATCCGCCTCCATGTACCCCAGCGCCACCTGGCTCATGGGATTGTTGTTGGCGTCGATCTGCACGCTCCAGCCGGGCTGGGTCGGCGCGTTGACGTTGCCGATCATGCCCACGCGCTGCAGGTTGGCGAAGAACGCATCCATCACGCCCTTGACCGAGCGGCGCAAATCCGCCGTCTGCGGCTTGCCCACCACGTAGCCGAAAGCCGAAGCGATCGTGAAGGCGATGTAGTTGGTCATGCGCGTGTAGTTGTCGCCATTGGTGGCCGAATTCGAGCTGATGTTGCGCCCCGTGCGGCAGGCAAAGATCGGCCCCGCCGGCGCGCCCAGGGTCAGCACTTCCAGACGGCTTGACGCCGCCTGGCCGATCTCGGCATCGCTATAGGGCAGGTTCTGCAAGCTGCGCTGCGTGGCGACGATGCCCGACACGGCCGCGTTCAGAATCGATTGCTCAGGGCTGGTGGCCGCCTGCAAGGCACTGGTGAACGTCGCCGGCGACAGCATGCGCTGCACGCCGTTGGTGTTGTCCTGCCAGTAGGCCCAGTCGCCGACCAGGCAATTCATGGCATAGCCGTCGATGCCGGCGGTGGCGAGGTTGGCGGCGCTTGCCGTAATGCTGCTGCCCGGCGCATTGGCGGTGTGGAAGTAGATGCCTTCCTGCAGGCCCAAAGCAAGCTGTGCAGTCCAGGTAGTCGCGGTCTGGCAATCGACCAGGTTACCCACCTGCATGCCCGACTTGCGCAGCGCATACATGCCGGTGCGCGTCAGGCCATCGGCGCCGACCAGCGTGGCGTCGGTCACACCCGAAGCGCCGTCGGTGCCGCCCGAGAGCGTGTACGTGCTCGTGACGTTGGGCGCAGCGCTGGACGTGCCGATGCTCGCCACCACGATCTGCGACGGCCCGCGTATGCCGTTCTGCCCCTGGTTGACTGCCGCAACGGCATTGGCCCAGAAGGCCGCAGCCGTGCCGGCGATGTTGTCGTACACCTCGGGCGTGAAGCCCTGGCGCTGCACCGACAGCTTGAAGGTATTGGGCGCCGTGCCCGCGACGATCGAGGCCGTGATGCCGTTGCCGACGACGCCGGAATACATGGCCGTCAAGGTCAGCCCCGTCACCGGTGTGCCGGCACTATCCTTCACCATCGCGCTGGCGGCGGTATCGGTGCCGTCGGTCACGCGCACCAGGCCGAAGTTCTGCACATTGTTCTGCACCGCCACGGCCACCGCAGTGGCCAGGTCATGGCTGCGGTTGGTCACCGCGCCGATGGCCTGCTGCGCCTGCGCATTGGTGCCGATGCCCAGCATCACCGCATTGACCGGCCCCCAAGACCCGACCCCAACCAGGCCAAGGCCATCGGTCGGCACGCCGTTGATATACGCCGTCGAGGGCGGCTGGATGATGACGTAAAGGTCAGGCGCCTGCAGCGACGTGACGTTGAGTTGGCCTGCTTGATAAACGGGCATGGTTGAAGCCTCCGGGAATAAAAAAACCGCGCTGGGCGGTTTGGGATGAAAATTCACTTAAACTCCCCTCTCCCGCAGGCGGGAGAGGGGTGGGGGTGAGGGCGGTTGTGATCCGGCTCTGTTTGAGAAAGTTATATTGCTGTCGTCACACATATGTTTTTGGCCTTTACAAGCAGGGTCAGGTCACAACGTCCCTCATCGGCCCGCCGCCCTCCCCTCTCCCGCCCGCGGGCGAGGGGTGACCGGCCGGCGCGCTTCATCAACCGATCCAGGATCGCTGGCTGAGCTCCCCTCGCCCGTAAGCGGGAGAGGGGTGGGGCGGGCGAGGGGTTCTAAATCACTGCAACCTCACCTCCAGCAACCCAGGCGCAATCTCCAAATAAACCTCACCCCGCCCGCCAAACCCCACCTCGATCTCCGCAACATGCCCACCCAAATCCACCCCATAACGCTCGCGCATGATGCGAACAAACTCCAGCTTCACACCATCAACAACCGCGGGCGTTGCCGCACGTCCCACAAATCCGCGCGCCGCCTCGCGAATGGCAAGTGCCGCTGCGGCAACGCTCATTGCGCCTTGATCCGGTTGACGTGATGCGCGTTCTCGCCTGCCAGCACGTCAGCCACGTCATCGGGATCGCTGATGATCGCGCCGCGCTGGTGCGTGCCGAACGGATGGATCACGACGAGGTGGTACGCCTGGGCCGGTGCAATAAATTGGTTTTCCATGTTTGCCTCAAATGTTGATGGTGAGTGTAAAGCCCCCGGCAGGCGCGATAGCCGTGCCGAAGCTGGTGACGGTGTGGTCAAGTTCGCCGCTGCTGGTGACGTATTCGACCTCATAGCGCAAGTCGCGCCGATAAATGCGCTGCTTGGCCAGATGATCGATCTCCAGCGTGCCGCGATAAATCAGCCGCGCCAGCGTGTCGTCCGGCAGCGCAATGCGCTTTTGCGCCGCAGCCTTCAAATACAAGTCGATCGCCGGGCCAAGCAGCGCGCGGATGGCCGGCGTGGCAGCCCAGATTGAAATCAAAAACTCCCTGCGCTGGCGCGCGATCTCGGCCTGCATCGCAACGGGCACCGACACCGACGCCGCGATATCGAACGCTCCCGCAATCGTGACCACCGCGCCCGCAGCGCTCGCACCGGGAATCAGCGCCGCCAGCGCCGCCGCAATCGAAAGAAGGCTGTCGCCCGCCTGCACGCCGTAGCAATAGCCCTGGTAATTCACCAGCAAAGACGCCGCCTCGCCCGGATTGATCGCGCCGCCAACGGCAACCCGGTTACCCGCCACAGTCAACATCAACTGCGCCGCCGGAACACCATTGAGCGCTTCCATCACCGGCACAAAACGCGTGGTGTTTTCTTCGCTGCCCGGCTTGGGAAACACGCTCACCATCGCATTGCCGGCGGCGATGATGCCGTCCAGCTGCTGCGGCTCGGGCCAGCCCGTCGCAATTGTCACCGTCACGCCGGCCACGCTGACCTGCGCCGTGCCGGCGGGATAGGTTGCCGTCACCGCAAGCTGCGCCAACGCCGCTTCGACATCGGATAAATCAGCCATGCCAATTCTCGCTTTCAAGCTGCATCAGGAATGCTCCTCGTTCGCTTCGATACGCCAGCCCAAGGGCGTCAGCTCGGCGCTGGAAATCGCATAATCGCGCTCCATGTCGTCTTGAATCACATCGGACTGGGCAATCGCCAACGGAACGGATGTCGGCAAGAGGATCGTCACGCCGCTTTGCTTCACGCCCGACGGCAACACCGAACCGTTGTCCGACTTGCCGCCCAACAGAATCGACGCCGGCCAGCCCGAACCGAACGTGCCTTCTGCGCCTGCCGCACCCAGCGCATCGCGCTCTTCGCTTTGCACCACGCCCGCATAACCGACGTAGCCGGCGCCGTTTTCCACCGGCATGCGTCCGATTCGCACTGAACGATTGCACTGCACCGCCAGGATAGGCAGCGCATTTTGCATCGCGGCGATGAAATAAGACTCCGCAGCGTCGGCCAGGTTGACGAGGTAATCGCCCACTTGAAGCTGCGTGCCGTCAGCCAGGCAATACCATGCCGCCTGACCGTAGCCGCGCGGCTTGCCGTACGACATATCCTCGGCGTTGAAGCTCGCCGCCAGCGTGGTGACGATATTGCCAGGTACGATAGGGCTGCCCGCACCATTGGGGCGATACAGCGTGTACATCGGCCCGATGCGTTGCGCCGCCCTGGCATAGGCGCCGTAGATTTTTTCCTGCAGCATAGTCGCGTCCATCAGACCACCAACGCCATCGTGCTGGACGCGCCGCCGAAGTTCGGCCCCGGCGGCACGCCAAGGAAATTGCACAAGCGCCGGCGCCACGAATCGAACAGCGCATCGCGGTCCTTCAATTCGTAGCGATTGTGCGTCCAGACGGCAGCCGCATCGGTATCGAGATTGGCCGCCGCCGCCGGAATCGCCGTCTCCAGCGTGTAAAGATTGGCGAGGTAAGTAGTCACCACCACCGCGCCTTCATTCTGATCGAGATGCTGCAAGCGATATTCCAGGGCCAGGTATTGCCGCATCACCCAGGGAAACGGAAACACCACAGCCCCGTCGCCATAGGCCGGATAGCCGCAAAAGCGCCGGATATCGACGAGTTGGGCGTCGGTGAAGGTGTAGGGGATGAAGGGCATGGTGGGCTCTTTGTAGTGAAGCTGGGTCTACGAAACGGGGTTGTTGCAAGTGGATTGTTGCAAAGTGTTTTCTGCAAGGTGTTTGCTGCAAAATGAATTGCCGCAATGCGATTTTCCAAGAATGGCTTTTCCGCAAAACGGAGTGCGTTAACACAAACCTTCAACCGGAGAGACACTCCCCTCGCCCGCAGGCGGGAGAGGGGTGACCAGCCAGTCGCTCGAATACCAACACCTGTCAGCTATGGCCTATGAAACTCCACCCTTCCACAGCGAGAAGACTGGCTCCTTTCACCAAACACGGACAGGCGTGCTTATCAACGCCTACAACGACTCCAACAAAATCCCCCGCTTATAAGCCGCATTGCTCGCCGTAGGAATCGTATTCGGATTCGTCGTCGTATCGGTCGGCACCGCAAACCCGCCCATATACGACCAGCTCTGCGTCACCACCTGCTTCAACGCATCCAACGGCTCGCGCGTCACATGCGCGATGCCGTCGACAATGGCGATCATCGCTTCATCATCCGCACCGTCCAGATTGCTCTGGTAAGCCTCGTTGGTGAACAAGCCTTCCACCAGCGCGCCCTGGCCCACCAGCATGCCGCGGCGCACCGTGCCGACGCCGGAAAGCGTCTGCACCGGATTCAGATTGGTCTCCTGCAGCCGCACGCCCAGCATCTGCGCGATCACGCCCATGCGGTACTCTTCCGACGTCACCTGGCCGCGGAAGAACTGCTGGAACGCCGGATCGCTGTACAAGCCCGTGGCCTGCAGCGGATCGATATAGAGGTGATACATGCCCGTCGCATCGACCACCGGCACGCCGTTGGCCGCCATCGTCGCCTTGGCGTTCAAGATCATCTGCATGGTCAGCTTGCCGTTGTTGATGTCCGCCGTCGAGCTGATCGCCGCCGTGCTGGCCGCCATCACATTGCTGCTCGACGTCGAAGGCCGCACCACATAAGGCGCCAGCGCCGACACCACCGGATTGCCCGCCGTGCCATCGGCCACGATGACGTTGGCCGAAAAGCTCAACGTGCCCGACACCCCGCCCGGCGCCGTCGACACATTGCTGCCGTCGGCGGCCGAGCCGATGCACGAATACCCATCGCCGCCCACCGTCACCGCAACCGGATTCGACGGCGACACCGCCACCACCTGGCCGCTGCTGTTCAAGGTGCTCTGGAAGCCGCGAATGTCATCGACCGACACCGTCGCGCCGGCCGAACCCAGCGTCACGCGCACACGCGTATTGCCGCCCATATAGGTATTGAACAAGGCCTGCTGCGCCAGCGTATCGACCGAACGCGCCGCCTGCTCGCCCAGCGTGTAGCCGTTGCGCAGATAAACGTCGGCAATCGCCACACGCGACGTCGCCACGTTCAACTGCATGTTGCCGGCATACTGCGCAATCGACATGATGTATTGCTCGACGCCGAACTGCTGCGGCGTCAGCCCGCTGGTGAAATCCGCATTGGCCGCAGGCGCCATCGGCGTAGTGATCGCCGGCAGCAAACCGGTACGCGTCTTGGTGATGGTTTCACCGACGTTGGCCAGAAAAGGCTCGCGATCGGCAATCGCACGAAAGCCCAGCCGGGCCTTCAGCGGCAAACCGAATTGCTGTTCCAGATAGCCGGCCTGGATGACGGACTGAATGGCTGCGGGAAGATTATTGAACGACATGTGTGATCCTTATGAGCGAGGTTTTCCCGTCGCCACCGGGGCTGTCGGGTAATGATGGGTGCGTGCGATGTCTCTCGTGAGATAGGCGTACGCGTTGCTTAGGTTTAACTGTGAATCCGGTTTTGATGCGGGAACGTAATACGAGACGCTAGTGCGCAGCTTCAATACTGATATTGGTCATAGGCGTCAATGCCTGCATAGCACTGCCCACGGAGAAAACTCTCCTCGCCCGCGGGCGGTGAAGGCGGGAGAGGGGTGATCGGCCAGCGCGTCTCATAACCCAAGCCAAATCACCGACTGAACTCCCCTCGCCCGCCTGCGATCTGATCAATACCCGCATTTGCATACAGGAGCTTGGAACCCCTCTCCCGCAGGCGGGAGAGGGGCAGGGGTGAGGGACGTTGCGATCCGACTGCGCTTGGCAAACTCAATGGATTGATTGCGGCAGTAAAATGGCCTTTGCATGCCGAGTCATGACGCCGCCCGCCCCACCCCTCTCCAGCCTGCGGGAGACGGGAGTTAGTAGTGCCAAGACTTGTGGGCAATGACCAGCATCTGCGGGCGAGGGGCGACCGGCCAGCCCGCAATCAAAACTGCCTGATATTCAACCCCCGAGCCCTCGCATCCAACGCCAGCTCCTCCCGCGTAGCGTGCCGCGCATCGAACTTCCTGCCATTGGCAACAGGCGGTACGCCGCGCGTCTGCGTCGTATCCCTGGGCGCACCGCGAAACAGATAGGGCTTGGCCTCCTTGAACTGCTCCAGCAGCTCGCGCACGCCATCGACCTCGCCGCTATCGGCGTCGACCGCAATGCGAGAAGTATCGAGCAGCGTCAAGGCATCGAGATCCTGTATCCCCAGCGCCAGCGCCGCCGACCGCACCTCGGCCGCCACAATGCGCCGGCCCGCCGCAGCACGTTCAGACTGCAGCAGGGCAGCCGTCTTGCTCTCATGCTCTCGCCGCGCCGCAGCCACGGCGTCGTCCAGGCGGCGCTGCTGCACCGATTCGTCCTGCTGCCGCGCCATCTCACGCCACCTGGCATTCTCGCGCCGCAACTCACGCGCGTGCTCGCGCCATTGATCTGGAATATCCTCGAGCGGCGCGTCGAGCAAGGGGTTGCCGGATTTCGCCGCCGCGGCGGATGATGAGGCGTTATCGGACATCGAGTCCTCCTGTTAGAGTTGTATGGGTACTGCTTGATTTGGTACTACGCATTGCAAAGTCAATCCTGTCACCGGCTCGCCTGGAGCAGCCGCAGGTCGGAAAAGCGCAGCGCCTTCCGACGGGGCGGCCGTCCGACCTAGGAAACTGACCGAATATCAATCGCCAGCTTACCTGGAGCAGCCGCTGTAACTCCCCTCTCCCGCAGGCGGGACAGGGACGACCGGCCAGTCGTCCTAAAGGCATCACCTGCGAGCAGCGCAAAGTTGAACTTCTCGCATTCGCAAAAGAATAAAGCGCACTCGCCCAAACACCATCAAGTGTTTTCCAACGCCATCTCCTCCTCAACCAGCGCCCGCTCCGCCGCCGCATCATCAATGTCATACTGCGCCGCCAGCACCTTGATCGCCGTCTCGCGCGACATCAACGACGCCGCGCACAACTGGCACAAGGTCGCCGCAATCTGCGCCAGGTCCGCAGCCGTAGGCGCAAACCAGCGCGGCCAGCGCAACGACACTGCCTGATCCGCATCAAACGGTACCACCCGCTCGCCATTGGCAAACACCAACGGCAGCACGCGCGACGCCCGCAAAATCATGACGGCGACTTCGACAATTCCCCGTTCGCCATAGCTGATGCGCAGCTTGTCGGCCAGCCACACCAGCGGCTGCATCATCAATTCCATCGCCCGGCCCGATTGCGCCGCGCTCAATTTATCCGGCTGCGCGCGGTTGCCGTGCATCGTCTCCAGCGCCATCTCGCGCAGGAACTTCACGTAATCCAGCACCGCCTCGCTGGCCTTGCCGCTGATCTCCAGCAGCTTCGCATCGCCCTTCTCGTCGACCACGATGGCGTTCGCGCCGCCCTTCACAATCGGATCGCCGCCGCTGCCGGACGGCTCCTTGATCAACAGCGTCGGGTCCGACGAATACTTCAACCCGCGCCCGGCCTGTGAGAGCTGGTAATCGATCTCGATCTGCGTATCGATCGCCTCCTCGCAAAACGTCGGCAAGCCGTCCACATCATCGCCGCCAGGCAGATTGCGTATCCACACGACAGGCACAAAGCCCAGCGCATGCGTAACGCACCGCTCGGGATCGAGCCGCGGCTGAAAACCATCGATCGCATCGGCCACCTTCCACGGCAGATACCATTCTTCCGCAACACCGGTGAACACGCGCTGGAACCAGAACATCGCCGGCAAATCGCCATCGGCAATCGCATAACCCGCTGCGCGCAAGGCCTCGCCATTAACCTTGTATTTCTCCACCACGCGCGCGAGCTTGTCGGGCGCGCCCTGCTGCCACAGCGGCGTCAACAGCGCGGTGTCGAGCACCTTCAGAAACACGCGCCCGCCCAGCACCTGAAAGTGCAACGCCACCGAGCCGACACTGCCGCGCGTGGCCGCATCGATCATCACCTCGTTGAAACGCGCCTCCCTCAGAATGCGCGCCAACGTGGCCTTCTGAGCGCCGTCGGCCAGCTCCACAGTGGGAAAATGCCCATCGGAGAACAGCAGCGCCACCGAATCGTCGACCACGACGCGGCAGGTGTTCGAGCGCACACAAGGGCGCCGCTCGCGCAGCGGAATATATTCGCCCGCGCCATTGCGCTCGTCATGAAACGGATGGCGCAACACGTCATACAGCGTACCCTTGAGGACATGCTGCAAACTCTGCAGCCTGGCCGTGCGCTCGGGGTAGTCTTTGTCGCGGCCGAGTTTGGATTGGAGGAGTTTGAACATGGGTATGGGGCTGTTGGTTGGTATCGCGTAAGTAGAGCTCATTCCATAAATAGGGGCCTGTGCAAACGCGCTATTTGGGATGGGGCGCCAGGCGTGTCGCGCCGCACAGGGTGGGTCCCTGTGCAAGCGGCACAACAACGCGCACCGCCCAAATAGCGCGTTCCCTCCGGGTTTTCACGGGGACGCCGAGTCCAGGAAAGGCGCTGGCCGCGTTCGCTCGGGGACGCCTAGTCCTTGCTCGTGGCCCCGCCACGAGACGCGTCGCACGCCTTGCCAGCGCCTTTCCTGGTGAAAATGCATCAGGCCCCTATTTATGGAATGAGCTCTAGTAATACTGGACTGTTTACCGCGAACAAAATGATTCAAATACACAAGTACGCATAGCAGCATGCGCTCAATGTCGCGCTGACCGTACTCCCCTCGCCCGCAGGCGGGAGAGGGCTGGGGGTGAGGGACGTTGTGATCTGGCTCAGCTAAAAGCAAAAAACATGAGGATTTGTGACCGGAAAGATTTTAAGAAAGCAATCGATACGCAACGTCCCTCATCGGCACGCCGCCCGCCCTCCTCCCCTGCGCCCCTACGCCGGGCGCCCCTACGCCGGGCGCCCCTATAGGGAGGAGACACTCGCTTGCAAGCGAGTGTCGTTCCGTCGGCGAAAAGCATGCTTGCCTACGTGGCCCGCCGAGCCCCGCCTTCACCGCCCGCGGGCGAGGGGTGATCGGCCAGTCGCCCGAACGCGGTCACCTGCGAGCCGAGGAAGGCATCATTTCTCGCCCAAAAAACGACAGTAAAAAAACACCCTACCGCCCCACATACCCCACCCGCACAACCCGAGCCGCCCGAACCTCCGCAGCAACAGCAGGCCGCACAATCGGCCACCTCTTCACCAAAAAATACCCATTCGCATCATTCGCATGATCATGCCCCGCCCGCTTGTCCGGCGCCCCATCCTCGCCCCACACCTGCTTCTCCAGCGACGCAGTCGTAACAGGGCAGGCATGCGTATTGATCTTCCACTTGCGCTCGCCCTGCGCGTTCAAGATCAGCGCGTTATACGCATTCACGCGATCCTTCACCGCCGGATTGGCCGCGTCGGACTCGATCACAAACCCCGCCTCGCGCAGGATCGACAAATCCGATTCGCTCGCGTCGCGGCTGGAAGCATGCTTCCCCGAGGCATCAGGAAAAATCCGCACCGGATGCCCCTTCGCCAAAAACTCCTCGCGCAGCATCCGCGCCATCGCCGGCGTATCGCGCACATTCATGCGCTCGGCCAGCGTCATCGGCCAGCCGTCGCGGATCACGTTGATGCACGCGCTCATGTTCATCACATTGAAATCCATGCCGACGAACAGCGGCTCGCGCTCGCGTATGATCTCGTCGGTATGATTCAAGCGCCGGTCGAAATCCGGATACACCGCGCCCGAAGTCAGATTGACGAACTCGCCGCGCAGATACGCCTTGATCAACTGCGGCGGATACGACGCCATCAGCGCATCGACATAATCGTGCGGCAGATTGGCCGCATTATCGAACGTGCTCGCCTGCACGATGCCGTACAGATCGCCAAGTCCCGGCTGCTCGCGCACCGCCTTCACAAACTGCTCATGCACGAAGCGGAAACCCTCGGGCGTGGTCGTCACGTCGATGCCGTTTTGCAGGCCATCGATCTTGTAGCGCATGCGCGCAATAATCTTGCGCCAGGCCGTGCGCGCCTTCTCCGGCGCCAGCACATCGAGCTCATCGACCAGCGCATGCCCGATCTTGAAACCCACGATCGTCTCGGGCCGCTCCATCGAACGGCAAATCACCGTGCCGCGATAGCTGCCGCCCTCGAATACATCAACCTCGTGATCGGTCTTCTTCACCAGCACGCGCAAGCCCATCGCCTCCGCGACCTCTTCCATCGTCGGATAAAAGATATCGCGGATCTGCGTATAGCTCGGCGCAAAATACCCCTGATTGACCCCGGGCCAGCGCCAGAAATGCGCCGCCATGCCGGCGCAGCCCACATAGGTCTTGCCGCTGCCGAACCCGGCCACGTAAGCCTTGAACTTATGCGGCAGCTGCAGGAACCTGGCCTGCGGCCGGTTCAGCGAAAATGTTATCGTCCGCATCGACTCGCGCATCCTTCACCGTGAAAGCGATCGTAACCGGCGTCGGCTCCGTTTCGGCATGGGTCAGTTCCTTGTTCGCCTTCAGCAAATTCATCCCCAGCTCGGCCGCATTGTTCGACGCCGCCGTCAACAACTGGATGCGCTTGATCGCCTCCACCAGCATCGACGGCGCAGCGCGTTGGGAATCTTGCGTGATCGAACCATCCTGCGCACTCTGCGCGATCAGCCCAAGCTGCGCCACCTGCTCCTGCGCCATCTCAGCCAGGCAGCGCGCCATCTCCGCGCCCGTCAACGCCGCACCGGACAGATGATCGGTAACGACGAGAAGCGTGGCGGCAAGCTGGCGGCTTACTGTTTGTGCCGATGGCGTCAACGGGAATGGTGCAGAGGATTGCGATGAAGCTTGCGCAGACGATCGCGCAGCGCCGGGCGACAAGGTCCGCAATGACGCCTGCGACGGCAAGCGCAGCGCAGCTTGTGCCGGCTCAAGCGATGGCAAGGAAGCCTGTACCGCGCTTCCCAACGCCGAACCATCGTCAGCGGCCGCATCCGCTTTCACCCTCAACGCCGGCAAGCGCCAGCGTATCGTCGCCTCGCTCACGCCAAACTCGCGTCCCAGCTCGCGCACCGTCTCGCCGCCGCGCAAGCGTGCAGCAATGGCTTCCCACGCTGCATCGGTCAATTTGGACTTGCGACCCATCACCCTCCCGCCATCGCCGGCCGCAGCGCCGCCGCAATAAAAGACGCCCGCGCACAACACGCAGGCGAACGATCGCGCCACATCGCCCGATCAAAAATACCGCGGCAACAGCACCGGCATCGCATCAAAAATAGAATGAGGGAATCCACTAGTCGACGCGCCGCATGCATAGGCAATGCAAGCGCAAAAGACATCAAGCGTGGCGGCGGCTGGCGGTGCCTGGATACTGGCGATTCCGCCAGCGCAAGGGCACAAGACCAAGCGCAACAGGAGCGATCCAACCGGCTGTCACCCTCAAAGTTGCAGGCCGTAGATCGGATCGGCCCGCCTGGGGAGCAGAGGCGTCATCCGGCGTATGAGAATATCGCCCATACTTACGGCCCTGCAATTTTCAGGGCACAACAATGCAAAAAGCCCGCTGGTTTCAATCAGCGGGCTTTTCTCCGGGCGAGCAAAGTCGCCCCGTACTTGTAATGATATGCCCGCATGTCCTGAACGGGCAAGCGGTTTTTAAACTATTTATTTGAGCAGATCAAACAGCCGTTTTCTCACGCTCGGTGAAACTCCCCTCGCCCGCAGGCGGGAGAGGGGTGGGGGTGAGGGACGTCCCTTTACCGACCACGTTCGCTTAAGCTAAGGAATTCTGTGTTTGACGAACGACGTCTTGATCCGACAAAGCGAGCCGACTTGCAATCTCCCTCATCGGATCGCCACCCGCCCCATGCCCGTAAGTCGAATGCGCCGAAGGCGTCATCCAACGCATGAAATATCGCCCCATACGCGTATCGCCGCCCGGTCGGAAGGCGCAACGTTTTTCCAGGGGCGGCCATCCGACCGACAACCCCACAATTTTCATGGCGCAACAATGCAAAAAGCCCGCCGATTTGAATCAGCAGGCTTTTCTCCGGACGAGCAAACCCGCCCCGTACTTCGTATGATAATGCCGCATGTCCTGAACGGGCAAGCGCTGATTCAAATTTTTCTACAGGCGGTAGGTCGGATGGGGCCGCCTAGGTGAGCCGAAGGCGTTATCCGACGTATGAAACCGACATATCAAAATGCCGCACCATGCGCGGATCGCCGCCCGGCCGGAAGGCGCTACGCTTTTCTGGGGCGGCCATCCGACCTATGGCTGTGCACAGCCTCACGCGCCGCACATCACCCCCGCTTGATCAGCCGGGCCGGTGGACGCCGCGCACAGCAGCGTTTTCATCATCGATTCGTTGCCGGTTTTGATCAGAAGCGGCGCCTCGCCCTTCCTCGCCTGAAACAGCTCCGTATTGCAGCTCAGCTTGCTCAACTTGGCGATATAGCCGACGCCCGCCAAAGGCACGAGCGAGGTCACGCTCTCGCACTTCCCGCCCTTGACCTCGCCCACCAAACTGATCCAGTTTTGCGTATTCGCCGCAAGAATGACATTCAACCGGCTCACCTTGCCGCCGCTGCCCCGATCGATCTCCTGCATGCCCGTGCAATGATCTTCGTGCCCGAAGCGCACCGCCGGCATCGGATCGCCCACAACGACAAGCAGCGATTCTGCCGAACTTCCCTCCTGCGCGAACGCAGGGAGAAAGGCAAACAAGCCGCCAAGCGCCAGGCACGCAGCCATTGGAAAAGCGTGTTTTTTCATCTGTTTCTGATGATGTCTCTGATCAGCGGAAGGCAAAGCTGGTGCGCAAAAGCGCGCGCCATCTCCTGACTCGTAATAGAAGAATCGGGCGAATAAATCTCATCTGCAATTCTCTCGTAGAGTTGGTTGGTGCCAGGCGATTGTGATCTTGGCTTGCCTTGTTGTTTCATCGAGAACACTTGGCCGGCGATCAATTGCCAGCCGTTGCAGAATCTGTTGATTTCTTCAGATTGCGCCGGACTAGGCTGCCAATCTGCATCCGACTTGTTCGGCTGATCCATGTTCCGTGCCGCGACCGGCGCCGTGCCCGTTGCGACGACAGCCTGAAGCAACGCGGTTGCACAATGAATGACCGGTCCAGCCAAGGCTTCATGCTCCATCACCAGCATCGGCCCTTCGCCAAAATACATGCCGTCAGATACCAGGAAGGTCAAACGCACATTACTTTGCTTTGGCGGCGCCAGTCGCGGCTTGTCCCACGGTCCGATCCGCGCCACGAGCGGCTCCGATGCGGCAAACAAGCGCTTGACCATGAGCGAGAAATTTTCCACGCCTTCAATCACGACGAGCTTACCCGATTGATTGATGTATCGAACCCCGCCCTCCGAAAACGCGGCCAGCGTATCAAGACCGCCCGCCAGCGGAACTTCAACGATCACGCCAAGCGAAATCTTCGGCGGAACGGATTTTCCAAGCCCGCGAAGCTTGGAAAACGCCAGATATCGAATGCGCCCCTCTTGATTGACGTCGGCAGCAAGCGCTTCCAATGCCGCGACGTCGCCCGGTTCGGAAAAAAGAACCTGATGCCAGTGCGTAGGGCTCGCGCCCGGCTTCACCTTGAATGCAGCGAGGTCATCACAAAACAACAAATTGTAAATAACGTTGGAGGATTCGCTCGTATAAGGCGAATAGATTGCGACAGCCGCTTTGCCCGGGGCGGCGGCAGCGGCAGAACCAAGACCAATCGCAGCAAACAATTTTTTGAGCATGAGTTATCGAATAAATTGACGTTTACGGGCGATTTCAGGTTACGAAAAATGAAAGAGGATTATAACGAATTCGTTGGAGGAATCTGCAGTACGGTAGCTCGGCAGAGCGGATGCCGCCCTGCCATTTACACCTTTACCGCGTTGAAGCAGCTCGTAGCTCGTAGGCTGGGACGAGTCCCAGCATCTGTAGGCGAAAGCTGGGACTCGTCCCAGCCTACGGCCCTAATTCGTTGTTGTCTAAGGACATCCCACACAATTTCGCAGCGTATACAACACATCCTCCAGTTCAGCCACGCGTCTTTTGGTAAGCGAATATTGCAGTGAGGCCGCATCTAATTTCCGATATCGAAGGCGGCCAAAATCCACCCATGCGTTGCGATATGCAATCCAGTTCCGCTCGGTCGCACGTACTCCCTCAAGCGTGATTTCCGACAAGCCAAATCTGTTGTCTTGATCGGGTTGCATCGCCAATACTTCTTTGTAGGCCTGATTCAATTCCTGATCCACAACCGCCGTTTCATGCGAAGTATGAACCTCGGGAAAATGGCCAGCCTCGAACCCTTGCAAATCGTCCAGAAACAAATTCAATTCATCGGTGCGTGCTTCGATTGCCAATGCGCCTCTCGCGGATCCGGTGGCATCAGTTTCATATTGTCCTCGATCCTGCGCGAACCGTTCTGCGGCCGCTCGCAGATGATTCGCTTCGATTCCCTCAGCCGCATTGAATGTCTTCACAATGCTCAGAAATCGCTTTTGACTGATCTTGACATTGGCCTTCTCGGCAATTAATGCGCAGAGCGTTAGCGCGCTACCGCTTGGACAGCCACAAGTGTCATAAATATCTGGAGAGATATCTTCGGAAGCCACGCCGCTTGCCTTCGAGGGCGTGTCGGCGGCGATAGCTGCGAGCGACAGGTTCGAGAATACGACGACAAACAAGAGTCGGCAAAACATATTTAAGTCGGTCTTTCATCAAGCAATACTTAAAACAGGTGCCAAACCAGCGCGGTAGGTCGGAAAAGCGCAGCGCCTTCCGACCGGGCGGCGATCCGCGTATGTGCGTCACCATTTTTTCATACGTCGGATAACGCCTTCGGCTCATCTGACCTACCGCCCTGCCAGTTCAAGGTGCACGATGTTCATCAAGGCGATTTGAACGTTTCCATGTCAGAAAAAAGGCAAGTCCCCCAATTGCTCCGACCACCCCAGCGGAGAAGAATCCTTTTATAAATTCGTCCCAGCCTATGTCCGCCCCATTGCGAAGCCACGACATCAATGCCCCACTTATTGGTATGGGTAATGCTCCGACAAAAAAGCCCAAAGCGGCCATTGACCACAAATGAACGCAACTGAGTTTTCTCAATAACAAAAAAAGTGGAACGCCTAAAAAGAGAGTATGCGAAAAAGTCGTAAGCAACACAAAAGGAAAAATAATGACAGCCCAACCATAAAACCCTGAGTCAAGAATGGATGAGACGAGCGTGAACAAAACTGCGGGCACAAGTGACGCGCTAAAGACAGAAAACAATATTCTTTGAGCAGTTCGCATGTCTATACCAATTACGGACATTTATAGGGGCGCACGCATGGATGGCTACACGCACCATCCGTGTGAGTGACCGCTTTCGATGATTCCCACGACCGGCCGCTTCTGGCAGATCCCTATCCCACAGCACACTCCCGCAATCCCGCCTCCCAGGCAGGATTGCGCTCCATCACCACCTTAACATGTCAGCCAAAACCAAACAACATTCACCCACCCGAACCGCTACAAAAAAACTCACCCAAACTTCACCCCCGTAGCCAAATTCCCCCGCAACTTCTTCTCAAGCTCCACCTTCGCCGCCGCCAGCGTCGCGCCGAAATCTTCGGGCGCAAAACGCCACACCTGTCCGAAGCCGTGCGCCTTGTAGATCGCCCAGATGTACAGGCGCGGCAGGCTGTCGATCATGGCGTCGGTGGCTTCGCCGATCTTCATGTCGGCCTTGCGTTGGTCGGCGTAGGGATCGGACTCGTGGCCGATGCTGCCCTCCCCGCTGCCGAGCAGCCGCATGCGCGATGTGCCGAGGTCGCGGTCGTCGGTGTGCATGTAGTCGCACCAGCACGCCAGGCAGATGTCGAGGCCGCCGGCGGCTTGCGCCGGTGCGGTGGCGAGGTGCTCTTTCTTCACGCGGATCAGCGCCATGATTTCTCCTTGAATTGGATGCAGCTTTTGCCGTACTGGTTGCCCTGGCCGCAGAACGCGCCTTGCGCGCCCGGCCTGCTGTGGCGGCAGGCGTCGCACTGCGCCTCGCCGCGCAGCTTGGCGTGCCGTGCCGGATCGCCGTAGCTGTGCTGCGGCAGCGCGCGCGATGGTTGCGGCTGCAGCCGCGCGCCGGCGCTATAGATGGCGAACAGTTCGGTGCGGCTGATGTCGCTCTGCGCGCCGCGGTGCGCGCTGTGGTGCCCGATACGGCGCCCGATGTCGTCGGATTTCATGTGTTCTCCTTCACTGATTGCGTGGATTGCCTGATGGGATGGCTCGCGCCGCCTCCCACCCGATGCCAAGCGCCGCCTGCAGCGCTGTGCCCGCCTGCGTCACCGTCAACAGCGGCGTTGTGCAGCCCAGCGCCGCCACATTTGCCGCGCCTGCCGCGTCGCCGATCAACAGCGGCGGCACGCGGCCCCTTCCCTCGCGCGCGTTGTGCGCGTTGGCCACGCCGATCAGCACGTTCGGGTAGTCGGGCAGTTCGTTGCGCATGCGGTAGCCGCGATAGAGCGTCTCAAACCGGCGCGCGATGAAGGGCCATTCCTTTTCGGTCTGCTGCCCGAGCCAGGCCCAGCCGCCCAGTTCGGCCACGCAGCGGTGGATCAGCGCGTCGTCGAAGGCCACGTCCTGCCACGGGCCGACGATGCGCAGCGCGCGGTCGACCTTGGCCCAGGCGGTGGCGGCCTGATCCGCCGTGCCGCCTTGCAGCATGCGCATCACGTCGGCCGGCTTGGGCAGGAACTGGCCGCTGTCAGGGTTCATCGCGTGGCGGGTGAAGGCGGCGCGCACGGCCTTGATGTCGAACGGCGCCATCGCTTCCCACCACACGCTGCCGGCGAATTCGCTCATCTCTTGCCGATAGAAGCCGTACACGTTGGCCACCAGCGCGAAGAAGTCCTTGCGGTCGCCCGGATTCATGGGGCCTCCTGCGCGAGCTTGTCGGCGACGGCATGGTTGCGCGCCTCAAGCGCCTCCTGCATCCCGGCCCGGCCGCCGCCGCTGCGCATGCCGGCCGCACGGCGGCACGCGGCGACCAGATACTCCGCCGGCTCAGCCGGTTGCGCCGTCACGGCCGCGCGCACCGCCTCGGCCACGATGCGTTCGCCATGCTGCGACACGAGCTTGCCGATGAAGCTGCCGCACTGCCTGGCCGCCATGCCCGATTGCGCCAGCAGCGCCTTACCGGCCTGCCATAGCTGCTGGCGCGGCAGGTCGGCGGGCAGGAGCGTGATGCCGCCTGCGTGCGCCTCGACCAGTTTGCCGGCGTGTACCGGGTCGATTGCTTTGGCTGCGTCGATTGCTTTGGCTGCGTCGATTGCTTTGGCTGCGTCGATTGCTTTGGTTGCGTCGGCTGCGTCGCTTGCATCGGCTGCATTGCCGACATCGCCTGCGTGGTCTACCTTGTCCGCCTTGCATGCGGCATCAGGCTCCCCGCTGGCATCGAACTCTGCGGGCAGGGTGGCCAAGGCGCCCGCGCCCGTACCGCCAGGTACGGCATGGTTTACTTCACTTCCCTTCACTTCTCTTCTTAGAGGTGACAAGGCCGGTGCAGCAGCAGTGACGTCACGCGTGACAAGGCCGCTGCCGGGTCGCCGCTTGCCGACGTCAATACCGTGGCCGACTCGGAGGCCGGTATCGACGCCAATACCGCCGGCAATTTCGTCGCCGATACCAACACCAGCGCCGCCACCGCGCCAATGATCTCCAGCGCCGTCGCCGTCAAGAGCACCATCGCGAGCGCCGTCGCGCGCAGCTTCACAGGCCCCCTCGCGTGCGGGCAAGGCCGCCTCCCGCCGCTCCCCCTTGCGGCCGCGCCAGTCGCGCATGCGCTCTGCATCCTTCTCGCGCCGCCTGCTGTAGGCCTGCCGCTGCGTCCACGCCTCCATCACCTTCTTGCACAGCGTGCGGTGGTACAGCCTGCCGTCGCTGCACAGGACGAACCCACGCAGGGCCATGTCTCGCACCCTGGGCCAGTCCTTCGCGCGCGAGAACGATGCCAGCACGCGCTCGTCGTTGGGCAGCGAACCGTGCGGCACCTGCTGCCAGGCGCGGCACCACAGCATGAGCGCGGCGGCGATCTCCTCGGGCGTGGCCAGCGCGAGCAACTCGCTGGACTGCAGCGCCTCCACGTCGAGGATGAAACCGGCGAAGCCCTTCAAGTCCACCGAGGCATCGACCAGCGGCGCCCGTTCTTGCGTCATCCTGTGCGCCATCGCATCCGTCGTATCAACCGCAGCCTTCATCCGAGCAGCCCCTCGATCCACACCAGGGTCGCGGCCGCATCCTTCGCCGGCCACAGATATTTGCGCGCATGTTCGCTGCGCAAAAAAGCATGCACGCCCTCGCAATAGCGCGCGAATTGCTCTTCGTCGCAGCGCGCGTAGCTGACCGATTTCGGCACCGGAAACACACCGCCCTTCGGCCCGCTGGCCCACGTCACCCAACCCGAGCCGACCTTGAGCCAGAGCCGGAACTCCTCGCGCTCCTTCAGGCGCGACTGGTGTTTGAACACCACCGCCTCCAGCACCATCTGCCGGCGATGCGCCAGTCCCGCGCGCGGCATCAGCGTCTTGATCGATACACATTCGCCACTGCCCATCGTCAACACGCCCTGCCAGAAGCGGCGCCAGGCTTTCTTGTCCGACTCGGCATGGCCGTCGACCAGCGCGAAGAGGCTCTCGCGCAATAGGGTTTGCTGTTCCTCGCTCAAGGGCTGGCAAGGCGGTTTGGTCAGTACGATATCGCTCATGGGATCTCCCGGTTGGTTGTGCCGATCACGGCGGGTTGAGAATGAAAAAGCTGCTGCGTTACGATTCTGGTAAATAGTCGAGTAGGGCGGATGGCCGCCCTACGCGTTTTAGGTGCTTGGTGGGTCACGCCCCCTGCTGTCCTAACTCCCCTCTCCCGCCTGCGGGAGAGAGGTGGGGCGGGCGGCGATCCGATGAGGGGAGTCGCGTCGTGGCTGCGCTTGCGAAGGCCAAAGGATGGATGACTGCACACTCCCATAAAACCAGGCAGTCAGTTCACAACGCCCCTCGCCCCTCACCCCTGCCCCTCTCCCGCCTGCGGGAGAGGGGTTCTAAATTTCTGCCATGTCAAACCTCACCAATCAAATCCTCCGGCCCGCGCACCCTCGAACTCATCGAAACAAAATGCGCGTAGCCGTGGTTGGCGGACTTCAGGTGCGGATACTTGTCGAGGTCGAGCGGCCTGAAGCCCACCGCACGCGCCGAGGCGATCTCGCGGTGTTCGCGGTCGCGCTGCTTGTCGCCCTCGTCGGCCAGGTAAGCGGCCAGGTCGTCGCTCAATTGATAGGTGCGGCCCATCTGCAGCAGATTGCCTTCGACGCACATCTTTTCCAGCGAAACGAGGAAATTCTTGCGCCCGCGCGGATCGACGTCGAACAGCGCGATCAGCTCCGGCCCGCTTTGCGGACCGCGTTCGTACAGCTTGCGCGCCACCGCCCAGCGCGCCACGTAATTGCGGCGAGGAAGCGAGCACATGATCAGGCCGCCAATCCATGCGCGTTGTTGCAAGACATGTCCCCCATGCCGCGCAAGAAGCCGCCGTCACCGCTCCCGGTGCCGCACTCGATCGACGGCGTCAGGTCGAGCGCAACGCGCCCGGCAACGGCAAAGAGATTGCCCATCAGATCGATGCAGGCGCCGCAGACGTGCTCCGCGCCATTGAGGAGCGCGATCTCGCCCTGCGGCGCATCGCATCGATTGCAGGCGCGATTGCCGCTGTGATTGCTGTTTTGGTTGTTGCCGTGATTGCCGCTGTGGTTGCCGCTGCGATTGTTGTCGTAATTGCCGCTGTGCTCGCAGCAACGAACGCGGCCCCGGTGTTTGGTTTGCATGGTGGCTGATTTCCTGTCGTCGGTTGTCATGGGGGCGCAGGAGAGGCCGTGGCCTGCTCCCGCGCCGCACAGAACCGCCGGCAACGCAGCAACCGGGGGGGTTGCCCATGGCGCATCGGCAGTCCATGGGCACATATTAGTCTGACTAATTATATAAGTCAACAGTCAGGCTAATTGATTTTTATTAGCAACACTTATATCGTGGCGGGACTATGCCAGCCAAACCATTGACCAAAGACCAACTGAAGGAATCCGCCAAGCTCAAGGACCTGTTCAAGGCCTGGCAGGACGCCATGCGCCGTGCCGGGAGCAAGGTCTCGCAGGACGACGTGGCCGACCGCCTAGGCATCGGCCAAAGCGCGTTCTCGCAATACCTCAACGGCAAAATCCCGCTCAACCCCGACTTCGCCGCCAAGATATCGGGCCTGATCGGCGCCAAGGTCGGCGACTTCAGCCCCAGCATCGCGCGCCAGATCAACAGCCTGACTGTTGCCATCCCCTCCTACGACCCGCCGGCCCTGCTCCCGGCCGACACCGTCGAAATCCCGCAATTCGACGTCAGCGGCAGCATGGGCCACGGCGTCATCCTGCGCGACCAGCCCGGCGTCATCCGCGACTGGCACGTCACCGAGGAATGGATCAAGCGCAACATCCCCAACAACACCGGCATCAACAACCTGTGCATCGTCACCGGCTTCGGCGTATCGATGCAACCGCTCTACAATCCCGGCGATCCGCTGATCGTCGACATCGGCGTCACCCGCGCCGACGTCGACGGCGTCTATTTCTTCCGCGTCGGCGAAGAGGGCTTCATCAAGCACCTGCAACGCGTGCCCGGCGAAGGGCTGGTGGTCATCAGCGAAAACAAGATGTACAAGGATTGGCTGGTGAAGCCGGATATGGATTTTCAGGTGCTGGGTAGGGTGTTGACTGCTTGGCGTAGTACGCTTTGTTTTTAGGGCTGGCGCCGAATTACGCGCGCGACTCAAACGAACCGGCGTAACAGGTAGCGCAGAAGGTGCTGCACTCGTTTCCGCCTTACGCGCCACGCTTGACGCGAAATGCAGAAAAACTGCAACTCACTACATATTCTGGCATAATAATAAGCGGTTTTACCTCCTATCTGCGAGATTTCCGCATGCTAATCGAATTTTCTGTAAGCAATTTCCGTTCGTTCCGCGAAAAGCAAACCTTTTCGATGGTCGCGGCCCCGCGGTTGAAAAAGAAGGAAAAC